AGGACTCAGGCACAACAGCCCGAGTCCAAGCTCTTCTATTTCGTCCCATTCAAGTGGTGTGTTGTCTCCTGATTCTCCGTTTTTTTTTGCGGAGTCATAGAAGATTCAATCACCTCAACAACAGCAGTTAAATCCTGCACATCAATTAATCCTAGAAAGTCTTCCACCTCCATGTCAAAGCTCATGCCTTGCTTTTTGCAGCCCTCCTGCACAAAGTAGAATAGCAGCTCAGGCATCAGGGTGACATCCTCGCTGTCGATGTTTGCCACCTTGTGGCCAGTCGCTTGCTCAAAGCTGCGCCAAGCGCGCATGTTAGCCTTAACTGGGAATGTCCGTCCGTCTAGGGTGATGGTCATGCGCTAGGTACGAATGTTGGGTCAGTGACGCACTCAAAAGTAGCAGTGTAAGACGCGTTGTCTTCTGTGCCTGCGCTCAACTCCAAGCTGGTGCAGTAGGCTTTAAAGTCAATGTCCATGTCGTCAGTGATCTCAGCCTCTGCCTGGTTGTATGACGCAATGGTAATGTCCAGCTTCTGCCCTGCTTCCATGTCGGCGAACAGTTCTTCGTAGCCGTTTGTAGCGTCGGCTGCATAGAATGCTGTCATGGTCACGCTCAAGGTCTTAAGCCCTGGCAAAATTGCGCGGTATCCGCCGTTGTCTTTTGTTGTAGTGTCGCGTGTCTCAGTGCTGAAAGACACAGACAAATCTGTGAGGTGATCGACCAGTACTGGTGTTGCACTCTCGTTTGCGAACGCAACTCTCAACTGAGAGCCGTTCATAATTCCTGCTGTTGCTGCCATTATTTCTTGTTGTTGGGTTTGATGCGATCTGCAATAATCATGTTAATCAGACTATCCAAATATCCAAAAATTTGGTTGTCTTTTTCTGTGGGTGTGAGGTTAATCACAACCTTCACAAATGCCATAAGGCCAAGGACTAGCTCAGCCCAGTTGTGTAGTAAAAAGTCGTTCATCTTGTTATGCGTGTCGTGTAGTCTTGCACGCTAATGTACAAGTCGCGTTTTTCGCTTACTTCCACCACTTCGTTTGTGTAGTGTATGCTCTGCACCGTGACTGTGCCGACTACAATTTGACTCTTTCTGTCCAAGGCAGCGCGCACCTTGTCTGCAAGGTCGTTAGCTGCTGCGTAAGTGTTGCCCACGCTAAAAATTTCTAGCTGCGCTTGGTCGATTGGCGTGCCTTCTTTTGTGTCGCTTGGTGTGTTGGACACAACGCTGTACACAATGTAAGGTGCTGACGCGCCCTCTTCTGCAAGCTCTGGATAGATGCGCGTAGAGACCAACGCGGCCACCGCGCTGTCATCTTTTAGCATGCTGTAAATGGCGGCTCCTACCTTCATTTCATAAAGCGTTTAAACTCCTGACGTAACAACCTTACAAGCAAAGCGTTTGCACGGCCCACTGTCGCACGCTTGCTGCGCTCAAATACGCCTGTATTGCGCGTGCGCTTTTTGCGGCCAAAGCTGTCACCGCCTTCAACAATGTGAGCAAACCAGCCGTCTGAGTTTTTGCGAACGCCGCGCTTGCGTCGGCCTCCGATGTTGTTTGTGCGTGGACCTGCCAGCGTCTTAATGCGCTTGCGATCAGGTTGCCAAACGCCAACACTGCGACGCAGCTGCCCGCGCTTCACAATGATGTCGTCACGGTCTTTGAATTGCACCCGAATGTCGCGGTCAAAGTCTTTAATGTTTGAGCGCAGACTGTTATTGTACACCTCGCCAACGCGCTCGTTGATGTCAACCAGCTTGCGAAAGTCTTTCTCTGACCACATAGCCAGGCGCTCCAACTTCTTGAGCACGCCGTTTAGCCCGTCCACTTGAACGCGTGTGCCTGCACGTGCTTGACGTGGCAAGTTCGGTACTGCTTTGACCTTGTTTGCCATCACTCAGAGACTACGCGTTCAGTAATCAGGTGCAACTCATTTTTGCGGCCCACCTCCTGCACAGCTAAGATGTTGTAAATATCGCCGCCGTAGCTGATGCGGTATTTCGGTGTGACAGCTCGCGTCTCTGTGCTGCTGCGCACGCGCCACGTCACGCGGTTTGTGCTTGTCTCCTGTTCTTCTAACACCGCGCTGCTGGCGCTCTTGTTGTCCAGCGCAGCCCACACCGTCACATACGTGGCCCACGACGGCACGGTTTGGCCGTACACGTCCGCAGTGCGCGAGGCGCTCTGGATAATGATGCGTCTATCTAGAAAGCCGATGTTCACTGCCTGTTGTCAATAATGCGTTCAACACTAAGCAGAGACTCCACTGCAATGGGCACTGTTGCTGTGATGGTGCCCGTCACTACTGCGCGCCTGTTCTCATACCAGTGCGCCACCAGCATCTTCACCGCGTGCTTTACGTTGGCCGATTCTTCGACACCTACCGCAGCCGTCACGCGTACAGGGTGCGCGTTGTATGTCTCCAGGTCTGGCGTGTCGTGGAAGTAGATCAACATGCCGCCGTCAGTTGCCGCCGTGGTATAGTACTTGCTGGCTGCCAGCGTCTGCTCTGCGCCAGCTGTGTCGTTGTACTTCACGTGTGTGATGGCTGTGACTGGCCCGAAAGCCAGCGCTGCGTTGCGCCACCGCTCAAGATGGAACACTGCAGACCCGCTTGCTGTAAAGCTGCGGTTGCAATAGTCCTCAACCCATGCCACTGCCGCGTCCAATAGCGCCGTAATTGTAGTGTCCTCGTCACTAGAGTCAACGCGCAGAAACTCCTTAGCGTCTGCCAATGTGACGACGTTAGTTCCTTGTGTGTGTGCTGGACGTACTACGTGCATGGTAATGTAAAAAAAAGGAAGCCCAGCCCAATTGCCAGGCTTCCCGTGTTAGTCAATTAATTAGGTCCAGTCAGAAGTGTAGGCCAAAGCACCTGCCTGGCGGACATCCACGTCGTAGAACTTATTTACGTGCAAAGCAATCTGCGCAGTGCCTGCGTTGCTGTATGGATCAACCAACAGATCAATGCCACCAAAGAACGCCAACACCATACCAAGACCAAAGTCACCAAACAACATAGCGCCCTGGCTGGCGTCATCATCGACCAATTGTGGCGTGTAGTGTGTTGGGTATCCGTCGAGCTGGTTGTTGTTAATCATTGCGCTGACAGATGCAATTGCAGCCTCGCCCTTCAAAATTGACATTGCAGAAGGTGAAAGCACGTAGGCGCAGCGTGACAAATCGCCACCAGCAGCCAACACAGCCTTTTGCATTGCAAAGACATCGGTGTTGACCAATGCGCTGCCTTTGTCCACAATGGTACCAGCAGAGGCAGCAGCCTTAGCAAAAACAGCCTTGTCGATGGTCTCATTGATGCCAGCAGCCAACTCGCGTGAAATCATAGCGTCCACCTGAGCACCGCCCTGCAGAATCAACTGCTTGCTGTACTTGGTGTTTGCAGCCACACGGATGGGTGACAGTGTAACTTCGTCGAGCTCCAAGCCAGACGCAGCATCGGCAGAAACTTCTGTTTCTTCAGTGCCTGCAGCCTTGGCAGAAACGCGTGGGAACTTCAAGTTGCCTGTTGCGTTGTTGATGGTAGTAACACCGACGCGCTCGGCCAAAGTAGGTGTGCGCAGGGCGTCAATCACGCCAGGGACAGAAGTAGCAACAAAGCCAGAGCCGTCACCAGTGCCATCGGCCTGAAAGTTGTCAGCACTGCCAGCACGGTACAGTGCTGAAGCTGGGATACCAATCTGGCCGCTCATCTGCAAGCCGCGCATCTGGTACTCTTTTGCTGCCTCCTGGCTCCACTCAGCTTCTGCGCCTTCGAGTGCCTTGCCAAAGCTGGCAGCTTGCACAGCGCGGCTGAGGCTGAAAGAGCGATTGATTTTGTTGACCTCCTTGGCCTCTGACACTGACGTGCCACCCATCTGGGCCTGACGTGCAATCATGTCTTCGTGCGCCTGGCGGCGGTTAATCTTTCCGTCGAGGCGCTCGACCTCGCGCTTGCAAAGGTCAGCCTCTTCCTGTTCGTTGTTGGTCCAGTCGCGGTTTTCGGTTTCTGCGACATTCACCAACTCTTCAAAGCGGTCCGCGTGCTTGCCGCGTGTCGCCTTCATCTCGTTGAGATTCATAGGTTCAAATGTTTGTTTTTCAATAACTGTTGTATCTGTGTCGGCCTCTGCTACTGCAATGGCTTCGTCTAGCTCAAGCTGTTGGTCACGCGCCTGCACCGTGGCGGCTGCGTATGCTGGATAAGTCACAGGTGACACGTCCAACAACTGCCGCACCTTATCTACGCTGCGCACGGTGCGCTCTTCATTCCAGCTCTGGTCTTTGATTGTAAAGGCAAAGCTGCTCTGGCTGATGTCACCGCGTTTTACGCTCTCGTAGAAGTCTTTTGCATACTGTTGCGCGCCCAGCTTGACGCGGTACTTCAGCCCGCGCTCATCTGTGCTGAGCTCCAGTGTGCCATTCTCGGTACGTCCAAGAATCAAATTTGGGTCGTGGTTAATTAGCGCGCGCACGTCGTTGGTCATTACGTCGTCAAATGCGCCTGGCTTAATTACCTCACGAAAGTGCCCAAGGTCTGTCTCGCTGTTAAACACAGCGGCATAGCCCTCTAGCACCATGTCGTCACTGTCGGCCTCGCGCACCTCAATAGTGCCCATGGTCCGTTTCTCAGCGTCTTTATACTGTTGGTTGTCCTCCATCGTTGCTTACTTTGTCGCTGTACTCGTTGATGCGGTCCAGCGCGATTTGGTTAATCTGCACGAGGTGGGCGTCACCGCCGTTCTCGATTGGATTCATCTGCTCTTTTGCCCT